GGTGTGCTGGCACGAGTGCGCATCCATCCGCGCCGAAGGCACCATCGCGCTTCCGGTTACGCTGTATCTGACCGTCGCTCGCCCGCCATATACACTTCCGCAGCCAGAGCTTTCTTTTCGTCCGCGCCCGTTGTCGCTGAACCATCTTGCAAGCCCCGCTGCGGTGCGTAACGCCCTTGAGCGGGCATACAACTTCCCTTGCCAGCGATGGTGGGAAGGGAAATAAATCAAAACCCAAGAGGAAAAACCATGTCAATTCAAATCTACAACAGAGCCAACGTGAACCCCGGTTCACCCGCCGCAGTCGCTAGTGGCTGCACCTGTGCCGTGCATGACAACCACCACGGCGAAGGCATCCATGACGGCACAACCCGTTCGTGGTGGATGGACACCACCTGCCCGCTGCACGGCGAGCCTGAGAGCCTGATTGTGGCAAACCGCCGCATGGAAGCCGAAGAACTTGCAGACTACCCCGGAGGTGCGCAATGAGCGAGTTTTTGAGTGCGCCTGCACTGAATCCGCAGATGATGATTGAAGACACTTTGACCATGAGCCGCGAAGAGCTTGCCGAACACGTGCGCAAGATGCGTACTTATTTGGCGCATATGCAGCACAATTATTACTCGCGTGAAGCGCTGGCGTTTATTGAAGGCGCTTGCGCGGCAGCGGAAGACATGGACGATGTGCCGCAAGTGCTGCATGAGCGGGGAATTACCCGTGGCGAACTGTACCGCCTGTTTGTTACGGAGGGCTGGAGTACTGACATCGGGGAATGGGAGCAGAACGAACTGCTAGACGGGATGGAGGAGTACGAAGATGACGGAGATTGAAAAGCAGGCAGGTGTCACCGGGGCGAGGATTGCGATGTCTGAGTTTGAATACAAGGGGGTTGTTTACAAACGCACACAACCCGGCGAGCAGACGTTCGCCGCAGGGTATCGTCGTGGCGCAGACGAGCCGGAAGATGCGTATTATCCGATAACGAGAGAAGAATTTAACGAGCTGCCGTCGCTGGTGAAAAATTTTTTGCAGAGTGAATTCCCTCGCCAGAATGCAGTAGATATACAGACAGCGGCAGACCTTGAGAATTTGGCGCGCTTGCGCAGGCAGGTACATGAACAGGTAGGTGGCGACCATTACCGTCGCCTGACCCCACAGCCGGTAGAGCTTCTCAAATGCTGGCTGACGCCAGAGGAGTTCAAGGGTTTTCTGCGGGGCAATATCATCAAGTATCTTGCACGCTACCAATACAAGGGCGGCGTGCAGGATTTGGAGAAAGCCAAACAGTATCTTGAGTGGTTAATTGGAGAAGAGAAATGAATACTGAATTATTGAAAGTCAAACTGGAAGCCGCAGTCAAAGCGGTAAAAGAATTACCGTTGACACCGATACGAGGAGAGGATAAGCAGCTTGCTATTCCGCATCATTTTTGGCTGGCGGTAACGAACAGCCTCGTGCAGTTAATGGGCGAGAGACAAGAAATAGACTGGGACGAAATCTTTGAGGTATTAGATTACTATGTACGACCGCAAGTATTACGTACGCTGAAAAGCAACCGCTATCTGCATCCGGGAGAGTACGACGAGCTGAACAAGCTGGCGTCGTTTGAATCGTACCGGGCAGATAAAACTGCGCAGGAAGAAGCACGCGAATTTGTAAAACGTTTGCATGAGGAAACAGGTGCGCTTTTCGGTGTTCGTTTGCGCTATACGTTCTTGAGCGCAAAGTTGGAAAACGAACCTGATTTACCGTTTTGCCATCGGTTGAAGGTGTTTTCAGAAGTTTTTGTCAAAACAAAGATGCCGGAAGAAGAAACCAAATGGAAGCCGGAAACAGGAGAATATTATTGGTTTGTAATCGACGACTGTGAACACACAGTGCGTTTCGACGAGGCGCGATGGGACGGCGATGACTTCGATAATAAGCAGTTACGCCATAATAATGTGTTCCCCAGCTTGAAAGCAGCGCTTCAAGCCGCGTTGGAGAAAGAAGAATGAGCAGACCAGCACATCGTTTGCAGGAACTGCGACTGGAAGCTATATCATGATTCAGGCGATTGCAGAAAACGCCCTTGACTGGTTTGTCGGGTGCGTTTGTTTCAGTTTGGTGGCGACAGTATTTGCTGTTGCCTTCGCGCTGATTGCCGTAGTAGTTGATTATGTATTTTGGGGGAAAAAATGAAAGAGTTTACACAGCGTTTACAGAATGCGGCAGGAGACGAAAAAGATTTGCCACAAGTGTTTTGGTATGCGGCGACCAGTTTGATGGTGGAAATGCTGGCCGATTTTAAGTATGACAAGATGCAGGAATTTATGACCTGCTTGTACCCTTATTCCCCGCCAGCGGTTATGAACAAGCTGGTAAACAGTCGCTACCTGCACCCCGGCTGCTATGATGACTTACGTAACCGGATGCGGTTTGAGCTGACCGAAACAGATTTGTATGATGAAGTACAGGCAATGGCTGGAAAGCTGTATTACCTGTGGGGATATAAATGCTGTTTTACCATTTGGGAAGAAGACGGTGTATCGTTTAACAACGACGTACCAATCAGGCATTACAATGCACAAAAACTTAAAATGTTCTGTGAGAAGTTTTGTACTGACCTGCAAGAAAAACCAGTAATACCTGATGACTATTTTCCTCGCACATTTCATGAGCAAGCAGCGGTATTCAAAAAATGTTGGAGCAACAATGTTTCTGCCGAAGAAAGCAAGAAACTGCTTGAGCGTTTACAAAAAGGTGGCGTAACCGGATTTTTGATTTGTGCGTTAAACACACATTCTTTCCCGGAGAAAGTTGTAGAACAGATAGAGCAAACCAATTTTGGTAACAGTAGTGATGAACACCTGCAACGTTTGCGTAAACGGTGGGTGAGGATGATATTGTTTGCCAGCAAGATAAAACCGGGCATGAAGTATTATGTACCTGATATAACTTCCCCGGATAAAGTGCAAGAACTTGTGTGGGATAATGACGACACCGACAACCGTGTATTCGGGAATGGGTTTTGCTTTATTCAGAAAGAAGAAGCAATAATGTTCGCCAATAAATTACTGGGCATGATTTAAGATTGCTAACGACAAATTTGCGGAGATGTTATGAAACCTGTTGAACTGTACAAAGACCCAAGCAAGATAAACTGGCGTGTGCCTGTTGTCATAGACTTTGAAACCTATTACGACAAGGAATACTCCCTTTCCAAAATCACAACCGAAAAGTATATCCGCTGCGACCAGTTTGAAATGATTGGCGTGTCAATCAAGGTGGGGGATAACCCCACCGAATTTTACCGGAGGGAGGAAGGGTTACAGCGTATCAGAGAACTGGTACAAACCTTTGAAACTTCACCATTTTTGAGCCACAATACCCAATTCGACCAAGGCATCCTTGGACTTCGCTACAACATCCACCCGTTGTTCACCGTGGATACCGTTATCATGGCGAAGTTGTCCGGGCTTGACCGCGTGGTTGGCGGCAAGTCGCTGGCCAAGCTGTCCGGTTGGATGCAGGAGAAGGGGCTTGTTGCAGAGCAGAAACGCGGCACGGTTCACAATATGCTGGGCGTACACGCAGACGACATGACGGAGCAACAATGGCAGGAGTATGGCGACTACTGCAAGCTGGACAGCGAACTGTGCTACGCCCTCTACCAGTATATGCTTCCCTTCTGCCCGACCGACGAACTACTGATGAGCGACATTACCACCAAGATGTGGACACAACCGGCGTTTGATTTGGACGTGCCATTGTTGCAGGCCTATGCCAAACGGCTTGAGGCGGAGCGGCAGGAAAAACTGGGTGTGCTTGCCGCGCAGATGGGCTTCACGGACATCGACGAGCTGCATACGAACCTTCGCTCAAGTGCGAAGTTTGTCGCCCTTCTGGAGCGGCTTGGAGTGGATTGTCCGCTGAAGTGGAGCGAGAAGCAGGCGAAGATGATTCCGGCGTTAAGCAAGACCGACCAGGAATTTATTGCCCTGCTGGAGCATGAAGACGAGCTTGTGCGCTTGTTGGTTGAGACCAAGCTGGGTGTGCAGTCCAGCATGGAAGAAACCCGGACGCAGGCGTTTCTTGACATTGCTTCGCGCGGTTTGCTTCCCGCACCGTTAGCATACGCTGCTGCGCACACGGGGCGGTACGGCGGATGCTTTGTTGGTGAGACGGATATATATGTGCGTTACAAGCTGGAAGCGTATGAGCGCTACGGGATGCACAGGCTGTCCACACCATATGAGTGGCATATGTTTAATATCCCAATACGCGACCTGACAGATGAACATCAGGTATGGGATGGCGAAGAGTGGGTTGACCACGGTGGACTCGTGTGTGCCGGAATTAAGGAGTGCATAACTTGGGACGACCTTACCGGGACGCCGGGACATCAATGTTTCTTGTCAGCTGGCAGTGATGAGACTATGAGCCTGAAAGAGTTTATGCAGCAACAGAAGCCGCTGGTTAAAGGCGAAAACCCGTTCATCAATCTGATTCAAACACTGGACGAAGCCGACCGGATGTTAGCGTTTAATATATTTTCCAGACTTAGTCGCATTGAGCCGACGCTTAACTACGCATCCGGCGCAAGTGTTTTAGTGTTTGACATCTTGGACTGCGGTCCGAGAAAGCGCTATATGGCTAATGGAAAACTAGTTCATAATAGCGACAAACTAAATTTGCAAAATTTGTCCAAGCGTTCCAAAGAACCAATTTTACGGCGAAGTATGCGCGCACGCAAAGGGTGTATCGTTTTGCCTACTGACAGTAGTCAGATTGAGCTGCGCGTAAACGCTGTAATGTCCAACCAGTTAGACCTCGTAAAAGTTTTTCAGGAAAACCTTGACCCGTATGTGGATATGGCGACGGCTATTTATCATAGACCTTATGAGGAAATTCTCCATGCAGCAAAAGTGGAGAAAACCAAAGAGGGAAAAATGATGCGCAATATGGGCAAGACCGTCTGTCTTGCCGCAGGATACGGGATGTCCGCTTCGACTTTTCGTGCGAGGATGCAACTGGAGAAAAACAGCGAAGCTGCGGAAATAGCAGACGAGCTAATTCAGGCGTTTCGTACAAAGAACAACATGATTTCCCAATTTTGGAAAACCTGCCAACGGGTATTGGATGTCATGTATGGCGGACAACAAATGTGGTTCGGCGGGAAAGATGATAATTTGTTTTTCGCGGATGGTGCAAGCCGGTTTAACGGCACAGTTATCCCGTCAATAAAATTTCCTAACGGAACCTGTATTTGGTATCAGAATTTGCGCAAAGAAACAGACGACACCGGAAAAACAAACTATGTATTTGACAAGTTTGAGGGAAGCAAATCAATGGCTGTGCGTGTGTGGGGAAGCAAACTTTGTGAAAACCTCACGCAGGCTTTGTCCTTTGCCATTCTTAAGTGGCAAGCCCTGCAAATCGCAAAGGCAGGTGTGCCGATTAACCTGAACGTGCATGACGAGTGGGTATCGGTTGTGCCTGCAAGGTATGCAGCCAAAGCCGCAGTCATCCACCATCGCGCCATGACGACCAGCCCGCCGTGGTTTCCGCAGGGTGTGCTGGACTGTGAGGTAGATGTTGGCAGAAACTACGCGGAGTTAAAGACAATAAATGTGGGAGAATACGTATGAACGGGCTTACTTATAGGCTAATAGAAACGCACCTGCACTATTGGGCGCAGGAGCTTGTGGCTACCCACCACCTGGCAGACGCGCAGTATGTGCGCGAGCGGTTACTGCCCTTTGTCCAGCAGGACACAGAGAAAATGCGGATGAGCGCAAACGCTGCTTTGCGCGACTACATTAACCGTGAGGGGGAAGTAGCATGATTTGGCCAATAATATACACGCACTTGCGGCATTGGGCGAACGAACTGGACGACCGGGGGCATCGTGAAGAAGCCGAATATGTCCGCAGGAAACTTGGGGGCAAATCTTTGGTAGATGAAACGGAAGAACAGGAGAGGGCGAAAGAATTGCTTGCCCTTCCGCAAAAGGCGGAAGAGCCGGGGCGGACGAGGGAATTTCTCGAAATGACACGAAGGTTGGAAGAGAGATGACCAAACGAAAACCGCCGCCACTTGCATACGAATTTATAAACTGGCAGAAACACCGAAGTTATTATCGCGATGCCTTCGGTATCAAACTGAATTACTCACGGATAGGAGAGACACATATTGTCTTTCGCGACTTCCGGGTAAACTGGGCGTGGGAAGCCTTCCGCGCCGGATATAAACTGGCACAACAGGAGCAACAAAAATGAAACCAAAACCGATTGACTGGACGTTCGACGGCGGCACATGGTGCGCCCGCGTGATGGGCTTGCAGCTTGCGGTTGTCGGCGACGCCGACGGCAGTTACACCGCGAGCATGACCGCAGACGGCAAGCGCCCGGAGTTGCAAAAGGGGTTTGTCTCGCCACTTGCGGCACGGGACTACTGTGTGAACACCATGCTTGCCCGCGAGTACACTCGATATTTCGACGAGCCGCCAGTTACCACGCCGACTGCATCCATCCGTGACTGGTTCACGGCGGCAGTACCTGCCCCCCCCGCGGACAAACTGCGGGGGCAGGCAGCGGCGGTGGGGG